AGCTGGCTGGGATGACAGCCGAGTGCAAGCGACGCAAGCGCAGCTACAGCAGCCTGTACCAGGCGCTCGAGCAAGGCGGCGGAAGCGACCTGCTGTTCGTGCGCGACGATCAGCGCGACAGCCTGGTCGTCATGCCCTTCGACACTTTCGCCAGCCTGTGCCGGTGGGCTGGCCTTCCGCAGAGATATCCGGCGAACCCAAGCGAGGAGACTACAGATGTTTGAATATGCAGGCGAAGGCGAGCGCGAGCAGAGCGACATTGAGCTCAAGCGGCTAACGATTGACTGGGGCAGCCTAAAGACGGGCTGGGGGATGCTTGCGCAAGGCAACAGCGACTTCGTGTGGGCAGCAGTGGCGGGCACGAGCATCCAGCGGCCCGGCGAAGATTACAAGCCGGCGTTTCAGGTTGACGTGTGGCTGGCGGCAGCTGACGGCGCGCCAAGCGACTGCTGGGTGCACTGGCGCAGCATCGGTCAGATGAACCGCAACGCGATCCAAGGCCTGCAGCGCGACGTGTTAAAGGGCGCGAAGGATAACGCCGGCAAGGTCGTCGTCGCCAGCGTCAAGGAAGTCATTAAATCGGGCAAAAACAACAACCACATGCCAGTGCTGGCGGTCGAGGCCTGGGTAGACGCGCCGAGCAAGCCGGAGGAAATACGCGGCTGGCTTGACTGGAAAAGCAACCTCAAGCGTTGGCGCTGCGCGGCGCCGGCAGGTGGCGACGCTGGAGCCGGCGAGATTTTCTAGCGATGGACTGGCAGCACTATGCGCTGCCCGTCGCCAAGCACTTTTGGGGTGAGCCTTCCAGGCGCACTGAGCGCGAGATTTTTTGGGGCAGCCAAAACGCCCGCAAGATCGACGTGCAGGCCGGCACCTGGTTTGACCACGAGTTAAACGTCGGCGGTGGTGTCGCGGATCTGATCCGCCACCACTTCCCGAAGGCGAACCCCGCAGAGTGGCTGCGCGACGAGTTTGGCGCCGAGATCGACGAGGCAGACGCTGCAGCCTGGACGCTGCGGCCGCTGCCCGTTGCGCCGCGCGTCACGACCTATGACTACTTACGCGCCGACGGCAGCGTGCACCTGCGGGTCACGCGTCGCGACCTGGCGGACGGCACCAAGACCTTTTCCCAGGCGCTGGCGGATGGGCGCAAGCCGACCGCAGACCCGAGCTACCGGCCTATTCCGTGGCGGCTTAACAAGATCGTCGCGCAGGCGGACGCGGACCTGTTTATAGCGGAGGGCGAGAAGGCATGCGCCGCGCTCGAGCAGCTCGGCGTGCTCGCGACGACGAACCCTGGCGGCGCGAAAGCATGGAAGCCAGAGCTGGCGCAGTATTTCGCAGGCAGGCGCTGCTTTGTCCTGCCCGACAACGACGTGGCCGGCGAGGCGCACGCGGCGCAGGTGATGCAGACACTGGCCGGCGTTGCGGCCGAAGTGCGGCTCGTGCGTCTGCCAGGTTTGCCCGAAAAGGGCGACGCGCACGACTGGATAGTTGCAGGTGGCACGCGCGAGCAGCTGCTGCAGCTCTGCGCGACCGCCGAGGTGAACGCAGCCGACATCACCAGCAGCCTGCCGCTGCGCGCGCTGTCCCTTGAGCAGCTCATGCAGCGACCGCCGGCGCAATGGCTTGTGCCAGGCATCTTGCCAGCGCGCGCGACGGCAGCCATCTGGGGGCCGCCGGGCAGCTTTAAGACGTTCCTGGCGCTCGACCTGATGCTGCACATCGCCCACGCGCGCAGCTGGAACGGGCGAGATGTAGACCCAGGCCTGGTTGTCTACATCGCGGGTGAAGGTGTTGCGGGCCTGCGGGCGCGGGCGGCGGCCTGGCACAAGCACCATAACTTGCAGATCGCAGACGCGCAGTTCCTGCTCGTCGAGGAGGCAGTGCCGCTGGACGACGGCGGCGCCGACGCGCTGATCCAGACAGTCGATGCCCTGCGCCAAGGGCGCGACGTCAAGGCCGTCGTGTACGACACGCTCGCGAGATGCCTGCGCGGCGACGAGAACAGCGCCGAGGATATGGGAGCCGCCATCCGCGCCATCGACCAGGTGCGCCTGCACCTAGACGCGACACAGCTGGTCGTCGCGCACCAGGGCAAGGACGCGGCGCGGGGGCTGCGTGGCAGCTCAGCACTGCACGGCGCGCTCGATACAAGCCTGCAGGTGCGCAAGCACGAGATGCACGCCGAGGTGTTGCACCACAAGCAGAAGGACGCAGAGGAGCTGCTGCCCATGTGGTTCGAGCTCCAGCGCGTCGAGTTCCAGGTGCACTGCCTAGACGACCTGGAGGCCAGCCTGGTGCCGGTCCTGGCAGCTGCGCCAGGCGGCAGCACGACGCAAGACAAGTTACTGCAGGCTCTGGCGCTGGCCGTCGTGCGATGGGGTCGCGACGACGCTCCGGGCTGGCCTGGGGCGAGCTGCACGCTCGAGGAGTGGCGCGCCGTGGCGGACGAGCTGGCAGCTCTGGGCGGCGGTAGCGGCGAGTCGCAGCAGCGAGCCTGGCGGCGCGGCATAGCAACTCTAGAGCGTAACAAGCAGGTGGTAGTTCGCGGTCAGCGTGCCGGACAGTTGTCCGGAGGGTTGTCCGGAGGGTTGTCCGGCAGGGGTGCCGAATGAGGCGCTGCGGACAAGTTTTAGGGGTGTGTCCGGACATGTCCGCCGGGCTGAAAGCCGCAGAAAACATGGGTTTTAGCAGAAGCAACAGAAGCGGGCGGACAAGCACGGCTAGCTGCGGAAAAGCGGACGGACAAACCCCCTCTAGGGGGTTGTCCGCTTGTCCGGAGCCCTGTCCGCGTTTTGTCTGTGGGGTAAGCATATGAGGCAAGATGAAGATCCATTTGCGCCGCCGGCTGAGGTCGCGGTGCGTGAGCTAGACCGGGTAGCGCATCGCATCGAGACGGCCTGGGGCACGGCTGACAGGCTGTGCCTCGCGGCAGGACAAGATCTGGCCGCCAAGTTCAACCAGCAGCTCGAGCGGCTGAACGCTGCACTGGCGGCGGGCAACGAGGCCGGCATCAGCGCGGCGGCCGGCGGCATGCGGCGCGCATGGATAGCCCTCGACGCGGCTGCGCGGGGCACGGGGCAGCTGCCGCCTGGCGAGGCGGTGTTCGTCGGTATGCACCCGGATGGCTTTGCGGTGGCTCTGTACCAGCCAGGTGCCAGCCTGCCAGACCTGCCAGAGGGCGCTGTCCGCGTGCATGTGGACACGGCGATCCAGCACCTGCCTGCAATCGTGCTCGAGACATTCAAGGTGTTTGGTTCACCCGGCCCGGAAGGGCATCGCGTCCGCGAGTTGCCATCTGATGACATACCGTTCTGAGGAGCCGGCAGGCTATGAGGCATGCAGCGAGTGCGCCGGTCGCGGCTATGTGCTGTTCCGCGTTAGTGAGACGCGGGATGAGCGCGTCGAGTGCGACGTGTGCCTGGGCTCCGGCGAGGTGCTAGCCGATGAGTGACGCCGAGAAGCCAGCGACCAGGCTCTACTCCGTGCTGCCGGCGCGCGCAGTGCAAGACGAAGCGCTGACGCTGACGCAGCTGCGGATCCTGGCGGCGTTGTGCCTCCACACCAATGCGGCCGGCATTGCGTGGCCCAGCTATCTGACGCTGGCGCGGCATGTAGGCTGTCACCGCGCAACAGTCGAGCGCTACATGCCGGCGCTGCGGAATATGGGCTACATCAGAAAGCTCGCCTACAAGCCGTACCCGAGGCATATCAAGCGCAAAGGACGCGGGCTGACGCCGAGGTGGCAGGTGCTCTACCAGGGCGCCGAGACGCCGGTGCCGAGCCGCGAGGAGATTTACGCGCCGGTGCCGGCTGTGATAGCCGAGCCGGACGACGACAATGCTGCTGGCGATAACGAAGAGGGGGTCCGGGGGATCGACACGGAGTTGCAGAAACGCGTGGCTGGCGCCTTCGTCGCCGGCGCTGCGGCCGCCGGCCAGCACCGGCTCCTCGAGCCACAGCTCGCAGCTGCCGCGCTCCTGGTCGTCGCCGGCCGCAGCCCAGCGGAGATCCGCGAGTACACCATCGCGGCGTGCCAGGCGGCGCTCGAGGCCCGGCGCTCGCCGCCATCGACGCTGATGCAGGTCGCGAAATGGGCCGGCTTGCTGTAAAATACAAAACTCAAACCAGGGTGAGAGATATGCAAGCCTCCGATGACGCCGGCGTCGAGCCCGAAAGCCGCCGCGACGACCCCGCCCGGGGCCATCGAGCGCTCGCGGCCGGGGCCGCCCCCCGGCCCCCCCGCCCCCGCGCGTCTGCTGGGGGGCCGCCGCAGGAAATAGTTGCGCGTTTTTGGGAGCAACATCGTACCTGCGACTTCTGCGGCGCGCAGACGCGGGGCCGGCGCGTCGGGGGCGGCGTGCACTGCGGCGCCTGCCACCGGGAGCTGTTGCCGCTATGACGGTCGGCCGCACGCTCGAGGCAGCGCTAGGCCTCATCACTGGCGACCGCGCGAAACAGCATGGCGACTACGAGCTGAACCACGCCAACATCGCGGCTCTGTGGAACGCCTATTTGCGCATCAGGCGCGAGCCTGGGGCAGAGCTGACGCCAGCCGACGTGGCGCTGATGATGGCTCTGCTCAAGGTTGCGCGCACGCAGCTCGGCGGCTTCAACCCCGATGACTACTGCGACGCGGCGGCCTACCTGGACCTGGCGCGCGAGCTGGCGCATGAGTGACAAGCTGACCGTGCGCAAGGCGCGAGCTGCGCTGGCATCTGACGACGAGGCGCAGCGCCAGGTGGTGCTGGACGAGCTGCGCGCGATAGCGGCGGCTGAGATCACTGATGTGCTGAGCTGGGACGCCTTGGGGCGCGTGACGTTTCTGGCGTCTGATGCGCTCGATGTTCGCGCGCGCAAGGCTATCAAAAAGGTGCGCGTCACTCCCAACCAATTTGGCAACAGCATCGAGGTCGAGCTGCACGACAAGCACGCAGCGCT